GCACCGGCAAGTCCCGCGCGTGCCTGGAGAAGCTCCACGCGTGCCTCCTGCGTTGGCCCGGCAGCCGGGCGGCGATCGTGCGCAAGACGCGCGAGAGCCTCACACAGTCGGGCCTGGTGACCTACGAGGAGAAAGTGCTGCCCGAGGGCTCGCCGATCTCCGCGGGTCCGCAGCGCCGCAACCGCCAGAGCTACAGCTACCCCAACGGCAGCGAGCTGGTCGTCGCGGGCCTCGACAAGCCCAAGAAGATCATGTCGACCGAGTTCGACATGATCTACGTGCAGGAGGCGACCGACCTCCTGGAGAATGACCACGAAAGCCTGACCACGCGTCTGCGCAACGGCGTGATGCCGTTCCAGCAATTGCTTGCGGACTGCAATCCGGACGCGCCGACGCACTGGCTCAAGAAGCGCATCGACGCCGGCAAGACGCGCTGCCACGACAGCCGTCACGAAGACAACCCGGTTTACTGGGACGCCTCGAGGAACGACTGGACGCCCCAGGGCCGCGCGTACGTGCTGGGCGTGCTGGAGAACCTCACCGGTGCCCGCTACCTGCGGCTTCGCAGGGGGCTATGGGCCGCGGCCGAGGGCCTGGTCTACGACGAGTGGGACGCGGCGCTCCACCTGGTCGACCCGTTCCCGATCCCGCCCCAGTGGCGCCGCATCCGTGCGATCGACTTCGGCTACACCAACCCGTTCGTGTGCCAGTGGTGGGCGATCGACGGCGACGGCCGGATGTACCTCTACCGCGAGCTGTACGGCACGGGCCGGCTCGTGAGTGACTGGGCGACGAAGATCCTCGCACTCTCCGCCGGCGAGTCGATCGAGGAGACAGTCGCGGACCACGACGCGGAAGATCGTGCAACGCTCGACGCCGCGGGCATCCCGACGCGTGCCGCCCACAAGGCCGTGAAGCCGGGGATTGAAGCCGTGCAGCGTCGACTCAGGCGAGCCGGCGACGGCAAGCCTCGGCTCTATCTTTGCAAGGGCGCGACGGTCGAGGTGGACGAGTCGCTCGCCGAGGCGCGTAAGCCGACGCACACGGCCGCGGAGATCGAGGGCTATGTGTGGGCAAAGGGGACCGACGGCCGCGCGGCGAAGGAAGAGCCGGTCAAGCTCAACGACCACGGCATGGACACCATGCGTTACGCGGCCTGCTATTGCGATGACCTGGGCGTGATCAAGATCGAGGCGATCTAGATGGGCGTGCTGAAAACAATCGCCTCGAAGGCCGCCGCGCCCTTCGCCGCCGTCGGCGGGGCCGTCGCCGGGCTGTGGGACCGCTGGAACGGATCCGGCTTTGGTCGGCTGGGTTTCTTCCTGCCCGGCGCGCGACTCAATTACGAGCGCGAGGCGGGTCGGCTCTGGCAAAACTCGATCGTCTCGCTGGGCCTGAAGTGGAAGGCCGATCGCTACCCGATCCCGCGCCTGCACGTGGCCAAGATCGGCGCCCGGGGCGAGCACAAGCCGCTGCCCCGTCACGGCCTGGTCGACCTCTGGGAGCGTCCCAACCCGCACTACGACCGCATGGTGCTGGAAGTCGCCGTCGGGCTCTCGCTCGACGTCGACGGCAACGGCTTCGTCTGGAAACGGCGCTCGCGCCTGGGCAAGGTCGTCGAGCTGTGGTGGATCCCGCACTGGCTCGTCGCGCCGCTTTACCCGGCGGATGGCAGCGAATACCTGACCGCGTGGCGCGTGACCGTCGGGGGTCAGCAGTACGATGTGCTGCCGGAGGACATGATTCACTTCCGGGTGGGCATCGACCCGGACAACGATCGACTTGGCCTGGCGGCGCTCAAGGCACAGCTCCGCGAGGTGTGCGCGGTCAATGAGGAGTCGGGCTACACCGCCTCGCTCCTGCACAACTGCGGCGTGCCCGGACTGGTCGTCACGCCGAAGACCGACACCGGCAAGATCGACAAAGACGCCGGCGCCGTCATCAAGACCCAGCTCCGTGACACGGTCACCGGCGATCGCCGCGGCGAGCCGCTGGTCCTCACGGGTGCGGTGTCGCTTAACACCATCGGCTTCTCGCCCGAGCAGCTCCGCCTCGACAAGCTCACACTCGCAGCACAAGCCCGACTCGCGGCGGCGCTCGGCGTGGCACTGATGTCCCTCGGCCTGCCTGACCCAAACAAGACCTACTCGAACCTCAAGGAGGCCGATCGAGCGAGCTGGGCGACGATCAAGGCCACGCAAACGCGCATCGCGCGCACGCTCCGCTGGCAACTCCTGCTCGACTTCGGATCCGACCCCTACGGCTATGTCGTTGAGTATGACTACTCCGACATCATGGAGTTGAACGAGGACCTCGACAGCCTGCACAGCCGCGCTCGCGAAAACTACAAGGCGGGCGTCTGGACCAAGAACGAGGCACGCGACTCCATCGGCAGCGACCCGGATCCCGACGGCGACATCTTCTATCCCGGCACTGGCGGCGGAGAACCTCTACCGCTGCCCACGTCAGGCAAGCCGCCGGCGAACACCCCTCCCGACGTCCCCGATGACGCCGGCGATCAACCGGCGGACGTCGCGGAGCCGGCCAACGGCAAGAGCAAGGCCTGGAGGTACTGATGGCCGTGTGCAGACCGATCGACGCGCTGCGTGAGGTGGCCACCGCCCTCGGGCTCGAAGATCGTCCCGTGCGGCATGTGTCGATCAACATTGGCCTCGACATGGCGATCGTCGCGACCGTCGAAGTGCACATCACTAAGGACCAGCTTTCTGCCGTCTGCCAGCTCATGCGACGGTACAAGCTCGTGGAGCTGGCACAGAGTGCGCCTCCTCTCGAAAGCCCGGCCGCGGCGAGCACCTGAGGACCGCGAGCGAAACACCTACGGCCTCCCCGCCGGCGAACCGATTCGCAAGGCATTGGTCACATCGTTCCGTGCGCAGCGTGTGCAGATGCTCGCGGCGCTAGGCGTGCGGCGTGAGAAGTGGGCCCGGTGGATCCTCACCAAAAATGCCGACACATGGGACCCGAACAGTTTCGAGTTCCCGTCGTTCGAGCTGGGCGCTCTCGCCATGAGCGAGCGCATGACGCCCCTGATCACGGCGCTGTGGGACAAGGCCGGCCAGCAGTTCACCTCGAAGGTCAAGCTGGATCCCGATCGCTGGGAAGTCACCAACCCACACACCGAGCGGATGATCCGCGACGCCTCGCTGGAGTTTTGCAAGGCGACAAACGAGACCACGTCGCTCAATCTCGCCGAAGCACTCAAACGCACGCGTCAGGAGTTGGTCGAGGGGATCGTGCAGCGCGGAGAGTCGCTCGAACGGCTCACGAAGCGCGTGCAGACGATCTTCGACAGTGCCGAAACCTGGCGTGCCCGTCGCATCGCGGCCACCGAGTCGAGCCGTGCCGTCCACTCCGCCCAGGAGGAGGCGGCCAAGCAATCGGGAGTCGTCGCCGGCTGGGAGTGGCTGCTCAGTGACGACGCATGCCCGTTGTGCCACACGGTCGCGCGGCGTGCCAAGCAGGTACGGCTCGGCCAGGCGTTTGCCGTCGTAGGCGATCACCCCGTCTACAGCGAGATCCGCTTCCCGCCGCTGCACCCGAGCTGCCAGTGCACGGTGATCGAGGTCCTCAAGCCCGAATATGGCGGCCCTGAAAATCCCCAGTGGGCCGAGACGCTCCAGCAACTGAAACCTACCGAGGAAGATGGCGCGAGCCCGCCTAGAAAACCGGCCGGGGCCGACGCGTTTTCACAAGGGGCGGGATCGACGAACCCGCCGCCGCTCCCCCCGCTCATTCAGCAATCGGTCGATTGGTGGCGCAAGCGGAAGATCAAGGCGGAGCCCAGGGGATACCAGAACATCGTCCAATATAGCTCGGTGTCGCACGCCGACACTGTCGTCGCCAGCTATGACCCGAATGACCGGACGGTCTACGTCAATGAGAATCATCCATACTGGTCGGATCCGAATTACATCCAGCAGGCCCACTTCCTCGGAGAATCGAGCACCGATGATCCGCTACACGTGGCCTATCACGAAGGCGCGCACGCGCTGCATCACCGCAAGATTGGAGACGCCGGCTATCGGGCACTCGATCGCAATCCGCTGACCGGCGACGAGTTGGTGGCTGCACGGTTCGTAAGCGAGTATGCCAAGACTGGCGAGCCGGAATTCGTCGCGGAAGTGTATGCGGGACTTGTCGCCGGCCGATCCTATAATCAGGATGTTATGAAGGTCTATCGCAAACTGGGTGGCCCGAAGCCGCCTCGACGCCGGGGGAATCCCTAGCCGATGTTCGTTCTCGCGGAGTGTTTCAAGTGCCGTCACCTCGACCGCTCTGGGCGGACACGAATGACGTGCGCGGCATTTCCCGAAGGGATCCCGGTTCTCATCTCCGGAGGCCGTGTCTTGCACCGCGAGCCATACGCCGGTGATCACGGCATTCGCTTCGAGCCAATCGCTACGGAAGCATCTGCAACCCAGACCGCCCCCGCCGTCGGCGCCTGACGGCTCCCTGAGTAGCCCAATCCGATGCCCGCAACCAAAAGCGCCACGAAGGCGCAGCCGTTCCCCCCTGCGCCCAGCTCGAAGCAACTGACGGAGCTGGTCGACTGGCTCGGACCCCGCAAACAGAAGGCCGAGAAGCGAGCCGCCGAGCTGCGTGAGAAGAAGCGCACGCTTGACGCCGAAATCCGCGCCGCCGATCGCGAGGTCGAAGAGATCAAGGCCTACTGCCTCAAACAACTCGACCGCCTCCAGCTCTCCGAAGTCGAGGGCGAGAAGTGGCACGCCTGGATCTGCGACAACACGCGCCCCACGTTCGAGCACGAATGCCCGGCCTCCGTCCTCCCCGAGGAGTTCCGCAGCATCAGCTACAAGCTCAACGACGC